TGAAACGTGAAGAGTAATCACAACATCATTCGTGAGCTACTCAAAAGACACCCCGAAGGTTTGAAGTCACGCGAGATAGCCGACATAACTGGCATAGACAAGCGCGTTGTCAACAAAGCATTGGAGAGTGTCTTTGGTGTGTATATCGATCGATGGGAAAAGTCTGTTTTCCGCAACACATTGTCGGCAGTATGGGTCGTCGTTGACGTGCCTGAGAACTGCCCAAAAACAGCAAACACAGGAAGGAGATCGTGTGAACGGATACGCAACCCTGATGACGCTATATTCTTAAACAAAAGGAGAGAGATCAATGACTAGCGCTAACCACACGCAAGTAGCGGGCACTCACTACAAGACCAAAGCCATACAGCCGTGGGACTATATTGTTGCAAACAACATCGGCTACTTGGAAGGAAATGTAATAAAGTATGTGTCTCGTTGGAAAGACAAGGGCGGTGTTGATGACTTGCGCAAAGCTCAACACTACCTGACCAAGCTAATAGAAACACAGGTGAATTAATGGCTGCAACCCCCGAATCCAAAGTTAAGAAGCGCGTGCGTGAGATGTTAGATACGCTTGGTATATACCACTTCATGCCACCAGCCAACGGCTTTGGTCGGGCGGGTATTCCGGACATCATAGCCTGCATGGACGGACACTTCATAGCGATTGAGTGCAAAGCTGGCAAGGGCACAACCACGGCTCTACAAGACCGCGAACTCGATCGCATAAACAAAGCAGGCGGAACAACTTACATAGCAAGAGAGACCAACATAGATGAACTACAACACTTACTCAGGGAGAAAAGAAGTGGCTTATGAAGGCATGATGACCCAAGCAGAGCTTGAGCGCCGTGTCGGAGCCATGTCAGACGAAGAGCAAGAGCATTTCAAACTGCTCATACACAAGATCGTGATGTGCTACGGGGATGGCAACGCGCAGGGCGTGTTCATCATAGGACGCGCTGAAGATCAAGTCGCAGGGGTCGTTACCCTAAACTGTAACGAGATGGAGGCGTCGCAACTCATGTTGGCGGCAAACGATTTTTTCGGCTTTCTAAACACCCTAGGCGCACCGCCAAAAGAAAACTTTAACTAAGGAGAAACCATGATTATCAAACGTGCTATTGCTGTAGAGAGCTTGACCAAAGTCTGTGAAGAGAGCTTGAACCTCATCAAGCAACTGATTGATGCCGACAACGAGGTGTACGCCAAAGGATACGAGGATGGCATAGCGGCTCAGGCTGAGGTGCAAAAGACTTTAAGACCTTGGGTTGGGCTGACGGATGAGGATAAGCAAGACTGGATTAAGGGCATGCCTTGGCCTCCAGAGCCCGGGCACATCATGGTCTTGATAGAGGGCATTGAGTCCGAACTAAAGGATTTGAACAGATGAGCGCACCATACGACAAGATCATAACGATCGACTTCGAGACCTACTGGGACACCAAGGAAGGTTACACACTCAGCAAAATGACAACCGAGGAGTACATACGTCATGAGAAGTTTAAACCGTTCGGAGCCTGCGTACATGAATATGGAAGTGCTGAACCTTTTCAATGGTTTGGAGACGCAGAGCTACGTGAGTACCTTGATGGGGTCGACTGGAGACGAACCGCAGTGCTTGCCCATAACGCACAGTTCGATGTATCAATTATGGAATGGATCTATGGCGTACACCCCGCCTTCATCTTTGACACCCTATCAATGGCGCGAGCTTTACGCGGCGTGGAAGTTGGCAATTCCCTCGCGAAACTCGCCGAAGCTTTTGGTCTTCCCGAAAAAGGGAAAGCCGTATATCAAACTAATTCTGTCGTTGATCTATCTCCCGAAATGGAACGAGAACTAGCTGAGTACTGCAAACACGACGTATGGTTGTGCGAGCAGATCTTTACCCGCTTGGCTGTTGGCTATCCACCGAAGGAGTTTCGACTCATCGACATGACGCTGAAGATGTACACACGTGCGTGCCTTGAGCTTGACCCCAACATGTTAACTGACGCCATACTAGAGGAGAAAGAAACCCGTGAAGCACTATTACAGAAACTCCGCGTGGACGAAACTGCACTTGCGTCGAACCCACAGTTTGCAGCACTACTTGAGACCCTCGGTGTGGTTGCCCCAAGGAAGATCAGTAAAACTACAGGGAAAGAAACACTTGCGTTGGCTAAGAATGATGCCCTCTTTCAGGCGTTACTCAACGGTGAACGTGAAGACGTTGCCCTTCTTTGTGAAGCGCGTCTTAGGGTTAAGTCGACCACCGAGCGCACAAGGGCTCAGAGATTCCTTGACATTAGTAAACGTGGCACCCTACCAGTCCCTCTCTCGTACTACGGTGCGCAGACTGGCCGGTGGACAGCAAGCCGTGGCTCGGCCATCAACATGCAAAACCTCAAGCGAGGCTCGTTCCTACGCAAGGCAATTATGGCTCCCGCTGGCCACCAACTCGTCGTCGGTGACTTATCGCAGATTGAGCCGCGAGTACTGGCGTGGTTATCAGATTACACAGACATGCTGGACATCTTCAGGAGTGGCGGTGACCCTTACGCCGCGTTTGGAGCGCAGATGTTTAACATACCCGGACTTAGTAAAGAGTCTCACCCTGACCTTCGGCAATCTGCGAAGAGCGCGTTGCTTGGCTGCGGATACGGTCTTGGCTGGGCGGCTTTTGCTTCTCAACTCCTCACAGGATTCCTCGGGGCGCCACCGCAACGCTATGACTTGGCCTTTGCAAAGAAGCTTGGTGTTACTCAGCAGGCAGCGCAGAAATTCCTCGATTGGGAAGTCAACACGGAGAAGCTCCAAGCAATCCCGCACACCTGCACAACCAAGGAGCTAGTCATCCATTGTCTCGCGGCCAAGGCCATCATCGACAAGTACAGGGCTACAGCCACGCCTGTGGTGGACTTCTGGAACCTACAGACCGAGCTAATACACGAGTCTCTTTACAAAGGGAAGGAGTACAAGCACAAGTGTCTGACGTATCGTAAGGGGGAGATTGAACTGCCATCAGGCATGAAACTGTTGTATCCTTACCTACAAATCAGGCGCCATACAGACGAGAAAACAAAAAAAGAACAGGTCGAGTGGACTTACGGCGAAAATAGTACTAAGATATATGCAGGCAAGATAACCAACAATGTCACGCAGGGCGTAGCGAGATGCGTAATGACAGATGGTATGGTGCGTACTGCCAAGAGATACTTTGTAGCGGGAACAGTGCATGACGAGCAGATCGTTGTGGTTCCTGATGCAGAGGTGCAAGAAGCTAAGACTTGGGTCTTGGCTCAAATGACTATGGAGCCGCCTTATATGCCGGGCATTCCATTGGACGCTGACGGTGGCGCGCACCGTAGATATGGGTTAGCAAAAAACTAGGAGAAGCAATATTGAAGTTACCAACAAAAATAAGAGTAGGTAGGCGGTGGTACTCAGTCGAGGTAGTCGAAGCTATGCTAGACAAGTCTGTCATAGGGCGTGTTCATTACGATGACCGCCGTATTCAACTAGGTCGAACGAGTAACATCACGGGCAGGCAGTTCAAGCCCGAAGAGATCACCGACACGTTTTGGCACGAGGTAGTACATACAATTCTTAAAGACATGGGCGAGCACCGCCTTAACTCCAACGAAGCGTTTGTCACTAAGTTTGCCAACCGATTAACTGAAGCCATCAACACAGCGAAGTTCGAATGAAAAAACCAGCATGGTCACACAGCAGCCTCAAAGATTTTGAAGGTTGTCAGCGCCGATACCACGAAGTTAAAGTCTTGAAGAAGTACCCCTTCCAAGAGACCGATGCAACCAAGTACGGCAATCAGGTGCATAAGGCTATCGAAGACTACATCAGGGACAAGAAGCCAATCCCTGCTGAGTATGCGCAGTTCCAGCCTGTAGTGGACGCCATGCTGAATAAACCCGGACGAGCGCTTGCTGAGTATGAGATGGCATTGACTGTGGACTTAAAGCCTACGGGCTGGAAGTCCCCTGACGTTTGGGTTCGAGGCATTGCCGACATCCTGATCGTTGACGATGAGAACCTTACGGCGTGGGTGGGAGATTGGAAGACTGGCAACAACAAGTACCCAGATCGGGATCAGCTTGTATTGATGTCACTCATGGTCTTCGAACACTTCCCTCACATCCGCAAGGTCAACTCAGCGTTGCTGTTCATTGTCAAAGATGATATGGTCAAGATGCAGATGCAACGCGACCAAGCCGAGCAGTTTTGGTGGAAGTATCGTGAGCGCACTGCGCGTCTTGAAGCTAGCTTTGAGAACGATGTATGGAACCCCAATCAAACCCCACTATGCGGATGGTGTCAGGTCACCGGATGCGAGTTCAATCCTAAGCACTAGGAGGAAGCAATGACACAAGTAAACGGCAAGCGTGACTACAAACACGCATACAAACTACAAAAGAAAACAGGCGAGACAGCCGATCAAGTTGAAAGGCAACGCGCCCGCAGAGCCTACGACAAGAAAGGTATTGACCGCGCAGGTAAAGACATTGACCACATCAAACCTTTACGCGCTGGTGGTAAATCAACCGCTGGCAATACACGACTCCGTAACAAGAGCGCAAACCAAAGCGACAACGGAAAATAAAAGCTTGGAGAAGCAATGGAAATTATCGAAGACAAAGCAATAGTCTTACGCACAAGGAACCCGCACAAATATAAAGTCATACCAAAACACAAGATCGTCGAGCGCATGGATGGTGGCTACGACGTGGCAGTGTATTGGGGGCTTGATGAAGCGCGGGTGTTGCGTAACCTAGGTGTTAAAAACGTACCATCGCCTATCACTAGGCGCTACGACTGGCCGGGTCGCTACAAACCTATGGCTCACCAGATCGAGACAGCATCATTCCTTACGCTGTATCGCAGAGCATTCGTGTTCTCCGAACCCGGCACAGGCAAAACGCTATCCGCACTATGGGCGGCTGACTACTTGATGCGCTTGAAGAAGGTGCGCAGGGTTCTCATACTATGCCCCCTGTCCATCATGCACAGTGCGTGGATGGGAGACATCAACAACAGCATCATCCACCGCTCGGCAGTTATCGCGCACCATCCGCAAGCTAGTCGCCGTATCGAGATGATTCAACACGACTACGAGATAGTGATTACAAACTACGAAGGCTTGAACCTGATAGCTAACGAGGTGTGTAACGATGGGCGGTTTGATCTTGTGATTGTGGACGAAGCTAACGCATACAAAACACCATCAACCAAACGCTGGAAGGCACTCAACTCTATCCTCACACCCAGCACGTACTTGTGGATGATGACGGGCACACCTGCCTCGCAGTCGCCTGTGGATGCCTATGGTTTGGCTAGGTTGGTTAACCCTGATGGCGTACCTCGCTTCTTAACAGCATGGCGAGATCAGGTGATGAACAAGATCACAACATTCAAGTGGGCTCCCAAAGCTGACGCCAAAGATAAGGTGTTTGAAGCGCTACAGCCAGCAATACGCTTCACAAAAGAAGCGTGTTTAGATTTACCGCCCGTGGTTACCATGACACGTGAAGTCAAGTTAACGCCCCAACAAGCCAAGTACTACAACCTACTCAAAGAACGTATGCTTGTGCAAGCGGCAGGAGAAACCATCACAGCGGTCAATGCCGCGGCTGGGGTAAGTAAGCTGTTGCAGATCAGTTGCGGCGCGGCTTACACAGACGACAGAGAAGTTGTGGAGTTTGATTCTGCGCCTAGGCTTGCGGTACTGGAGGAGATACTAGAAGAGACCGACCGAAAGGTCATCATCTCTGCTTTGTTTCGAAGCACCATCGACACGATCAGCACATACCTCACCAAGAAGGGGATTGTCAATGAGTGCATCCACGGAGACGTGACGCCAAGCAAGCGTGGTCAAATCATCCACCGCTTTCAAACAGAAGCCGAACCTAGGATATTGGTGATGCAACCGCAAGCAACAGCACACGGCATTACCTTGACAGCCGCTGATACAGTGGTGTTCTATGGGCCGTTGATGTCTGTTGAACAATACATTCAATGCTGTGCCCGCGCAGATCGCAAGGGGCAAACTTCCGACA